CTAACGGACTAGGTAAGAAAGAGACCATATCAACGGAACCATTTTAATTTTCTGACTTAAAGATAATATACGTATTTACAATATAATATGACTTCCGTGACCGCATTCAATGATATGATGGGTCAATTTCTTGTGGAATTACACAAGACATTTCCAGAAGAAAAAGGCTTGAAAAAGTGTTTATCGGCTTTCGATTTAATGAAAGCTTCTAACCCACGTTTAGTTGTAGACGGGTTTATGCAGGGTGTTGCTCCGTATGCCGATAAGATTTCGTCCAAAGACGAATCATTTTTCATTGAAGAATCTAAGAATTTAGATTTTATGAAAGGTGTAAACCTCGAAAAACATTGGGGGACTGCTTCCGAGAATACAAAAGGTGCAATTTGGCAATATGTTCAGACGCTATATATGCTCGGTACAACCATTAGTTCTATCCCAGAAGACACACTTTCCATGATTGAAACAGTTGCAAAACAATGTGCAGATAAAATGGGTGAAGATGGAAGTGAACTCGATGAAGCCGCGTTGATGAAAACCATGCAGGGTATGTTGGGTGGTATGATGAAAAAATAAACTCACTATATATAAATGACATCTTGGTTTGAAGATCCAAAACAATTGGTTCGAGTAGAAAAAGTTCATGAATTTTGGCCGTCAAAGACACAAACTTCAGCAGACCGTGTTAACGCATCAGCTCGTTTTATTATTTACGCGACATGTATAATTTATCTTATAAGACGCGATCCACGTATATTCGTTTTGGGTGCAACCGCACTCGGCGTTCTTTATATAATGGAAAAATCTAATATGGTGAAGGAGGGTGTTATAAGACCAACAAACGTATACAATAATGTAGATAAAGCGTGTTCTATGCCAACAAAGGATAACCCTATGGGAAATGTTCTCATGACAGATTATGCAGATAGACCAGATAGACCTCAATCGTGTCATTACCCAACCGTAAAAACACCAGTAAACAATTTCCTTACAGGTGATATTAAATATGGACCAGCCCGTTCGCGTTCTTCCACACCAGAATCTCAGAGAAACGCATTATCTAGACAATTTGTAAGTATGCCAGATACTTCCATCGGTGGTACACCATATTATGAATTTATCCATGGTAAAAGAGATAATACGTGTCGCCAAGACCCACGATTGTGTAATCCAGACGCAAGGGGTGTTCAACTTGAGGCGTTTTCGGGTCTCGATCCAAATGGGGATAAGAGAAGTGGTATGCACAGAGGCTCTGGATTAGGAGCTTAATTTTAAACAATTTAATAATAAAGTAGTAGATACTCGATTTCCATAAACAAAATCTTTTGTAATAATAAATGGCGTATCAACTCCAACCAGGAATGAAAGTGGTTCAAGATCACGCGGTTCCCGCCGTTTGCGCGACCGAAGAAGTTTTTGTATATCCTCAGCCCAGTACCCTTAACTATGGGTCAGGTAGACCAAACACTATGTTATATGGTACATCTCCATATATGGCAGGTAAAGGTTCTCCAGCACAATTTATTGATACATCGGATCAACTCAGACCACAAAGTACATCTCGTTTCAACAAGGTTTTAGCGAAGACTTACGAAAGAAACTTTCACCCACTCCAAAATGTCGAGTGTAAGTTACCACTTAGAACACAAACCTATGAACCATCGAGTACCAGAGCTGAAATGCAAAATGGATTGTTTCAGCAAAGATACCTCAATAAAAATCTCGCTAAGAAATAAGAATGGCTGATCCTATATCTATAATGGCTATAGCCGGCTTAGTTTATGCCGGTAGAAAATTAAGTCAACCAGACGAAAAATATACAATAGAGGGTAACCCAATAGAGGAAGAAGAGGTAGTTTCGGATTTCTCTAACATGGAGGTTACTCAACAAACAGACTATTTAGGACCTTTATCACCATTAGTAGAACCATCGTATAATTCAAAACAAGAAATGGGGTCGTTCGCTCAAATTGCTCCACAACAACGTTCTTCGGGTGGTGAAGTTTTGTCTATGAGAAATCGTATGTATGACGCGGGGAGAATGAATAATCTTTCACCAATTGAAAAACAACTTGTCGGACCAGGTTTGGGTGTTGGACCAGAAGTTCCCGCATTTGGGGGTAATCAACAATTGTTCCGTGTTAATCCAGAGAATGTTGGTGCGTATCGCTTAACGACTTTACCTGGTAGGTCGGGTCCAGCCTTTGATGCGAAGGGTGGTCGACGTGGTATTGTCGGTGAAGTTGCACACAATAGACCAGAAAAGACAGCCTTTTTACATGGTCGTCTTCCTCCAGTTGCAGGCAGAGCACAGGGTATGACTGGTAGAACACCAAGAGCGGAACACGAACGTACAAAGAGAACAACAAATAGATCAGAAACCGGTTCGAGAACTGATACATTAAATTTTGCATCTGCGAAGAGAACGGTTTCTGCACTTACACGTGCTCAGGAACCAACACGAAACAAAGCTGACGGTTCTATAGAACAATATCAATACAACAATCAACCAGCCCCAGGTATATCGAGTTTTCTAGGTGGATACTTGAATACCCCAGCGACTAAGATCGGTGAAAAGAGAACATACGGTTCTGCATACACAGCCGAAGAGCTTACGAAATATGGTTTCAGACCAGACGATCGTCGCGGTAAACCAAATAGAGCTGCGGGTCCAGGGCGAATGAATGTTCGTGCCGACGCACTTAACCAGGGTGGTATGGTTACAAGTGTTCGTTCCGATACAACAAGAATTGATGGTAGAGTAAATGCCGCAAATGGTTCTTGGACACAACAGTACAGAAATAACGATTATCATAAATTCAATGCTTATAAAGGTCATGAAAATCCAAATGCTACAAATATGAGTTTGGATACAGCTAGAAGACAACTTTCAAGTAACCCATTAGTTCATAGTCTTTCTTAAATAAATATAAATTGAGACATACACTCATTAAAATATTGTTCATATATTTTAATGAAGGTACATACCTTAGATATAGACAGTGGTGAACGAGACCCAGTTTTGTATTCAAATCCAGGTGATTATGTTGTACACCTAAAAAACCCTATTTATGACGTGACTAAAATTTCACTTATATCAGCACGTATACATAATAGTCAGTTCCTTATACACGATCTTAACAATACGTTCACAATAAACAGTTCAAATAGTAACTACGATATAACAATACCAAACGGAAACTATGACGGTACAGATCTAGCTTCAAATGTCGTTGTAAATTCAAATAGTAGGTTATCTGGATCTACGTATGATAAAGATACAAATTCTATAACGTTTGAAGGTCCAAATCAATTTAGTTTTGATTTCTATAACGGTACAAATGGGTATAAATCGAATGTCACTGGTAAAACAACACCACACGATATATTGGGTGTAATTGCCTCCAACGTATCGTCTACATCTATTTCCCCTTATAAATTACATACTGGTAGCGTCAATTTACAGGGTACAGATGCAATTATTGTTAAATTGAGTAGTGGTTCCGACGAATTTAACAAAACTGTATTTTCTGAAACCCCTTTTTATACCGGGCGTATACTTCTATGCGGGGATGTGATTAACTTTTCGGGTGTTGACGATACAGTTGAACACAATTTTGATTCTGGATCACAAAAAACGATATCGAGTTTACGTGTTCAGTTTTATTACAGTAGTAATAATCGATTAATACCATACGATTTTAGAAATGCGAATCATATACTTAAACTCGCAGTGACGTGTTCTACTGATAAACTTGAGAATATTGCTAAAGTGGAACGAGACTTTTCTCTTCCACCACCTATGAGTATCCCCGAAATGGAGGATCCGCGTAGATGGGATGCGTTTATATCTATATTTATGGTAGTTGCAACCGGTTTATTTTTATTATTGGTTATGCGTAAGCCTAAACTTATCGAGTAACCGCGAAGATTGGTTGGGTTGGCTTTTGCACACGAGTGGAAACACGAGAGATACCGACGTAGACCAAGATGGACAAGAGCGTTGTGAACAAGGCCGTGAGCGTGTAGTTCATACCACCGTTCTTGTTGACCTTAACAACTTGGTTAACGATCCATCTAACCAAGTCCATCCACGAGAGGGCGGCGGCGAAGGAGAATCCAGCAACGACGGCGTTGAGGGATTGGGACTCGAGTTCACGAGCGACGAGCGTAACAGTTTCAGCAGCAGAAGACATTTTTATATATAGTATCCTGAGATTTTAATCAGGGAGTAGTTCCTCTTCAATTAAAATTTTTTTATAACATTTGGGTTTCATATACCCTTTTAACATACCGACATTTATAGAATCTATACCCGAATCAGATTCCGAATCTGTTTCTGTATCAGAATCGGATTCAGTATCATCATCGCGTAATCTAAAATATTCAGAAGTCGTCACATACCCCGTTGGTTCCGATGTGTTCATTACTATCTATAGCATTTTTTAACATTAATTCTGACGGATTTTTTGGTTCCCATGCATCCCAATTATCGTACGCCATATTCATCTTAACGAATTTATATTGACGTCCCGTATATCTCGTAAAAGGGATTTCTTCATCTTCAAACTCGACGTCTTCTTCCTGGTCTTCTTCATCGGAAGATTCTTCATATATTTCCGGAAAATGTGTTCCCATTTTCTTACCAACTTCGTTCATGGCACAATATTTCATGGCATATTCCATATCTTCACCAAGTACCATATCTCGACCACACGCCGTAGCGTATTCGGCTGCGAGAACCATAGTTCTTTCGAGTACGGGTTGAATGATGTTAATAGCAGAGTCCTGGACCTGCTCAATTAAGTTTT